TGTTCCAGCAGAAACTTTAGTTCCCTCTGTTCCTGTATCTGATACATTTACAAAGAGATTGTCTGTTGACCTTTGAATAATTTTTCTAATTGCCATTGTTCGTTAATCCTTTAGATTCTTTATACTATTTATACGTCCGTACCACTGGATGGGTCAAAAGTTTTTGCATCTTCAAAGAAACTTGTAGTCTCATTGAACCCGAAATCTCCGTCATCTGCATCCCAATCGGATGGAGAAACGTCCTCTGGTTTCGGAGTTGCAGAATACCTCTGTTCCCTCTTAGGTGCGTTAACTGGCATATCTGTATACTGATCAACCTGTACACTACGAATAATATTCTGTGAAGTTACAGGGCCATATAGATAATATTTTGCAGTGAAACTAAGTGTGTAGATAATTGCTCTACGACTTGAAAAGTCTCCCTCATAACTATCTTCATATTGAATTCCAGTTAATGTTACAGGAACATCTCTGATAATATCAAGTTCTGGTACTTCTCTCAAAGTAACTGTGTACTCTGGTTGAAAGTATGGTAATATTTGCTCTAGAATCTGCAATGCATCATCAGAGTTTTTACTCATAATATACAATTCAAAAGNAACATTATAAGGAACTGGCATAAACCCAGATTTCAGTTGTTCTTTGTCTGCACCATCAGCATGCTTCTTTACCTTAACCATCTTGTTAAGTTTACGAGAGGAGTCATATTCTAACCCACTAATCTCAAACCCAATACGAGGTAAAGTAACTGCAACCTTTTTAGTAAGGTTAGGGTCTTGAGTTAATCTGGATAACCACTTCTGTTTCGGGCCATATGCTAATGGCACCTTCATTGTCTGTGTTACTGCACCAGTGTTGTCTTTCTTAACAAGATTAACGCCGTTGAAGATAGAACCAAATCCTACCACCACATTTCTTGTTGATTCGTTGTAAAAGTAATTTCCAATCATAATTTATTTCCCAGCATCACCGAATGGATTTGATTCGGTAAAATCTAATATTGTATCCTCTTCACTATCGAATAAATCATTCTGAGCGCCTTCATCAATAGTGTCAACCCGATAAGTTTCTAGTATTATATAGGACGCTGATGCATCCTCTACATTATTTTCCATTACAATTGAACCAATGTTGTCCACTGTTTCAGATATAATTTTATCACCAAGTAATGAATCCTCTAGTATGAGTTGTCCATCAGATGGTGTACCTTGTTCTAAAGCAAAATTCTCTGTGAATGTTGTTGCATTCTCTAGAGTCATTTGATGCGATAATTGGTCTAAACTATTATCTGCTTCAATTGCATCAATTTCTGCAATACCAGTATCAAGTTCTTCTGAACTATATTCAAAGGTTTTGCATTTTAGTTTGTACGTTGGTAGATTATGTACTGCGTAAAATGGGTCATCATGGTCAACAAATGTTATTTCAAATAGTTTACTTCCTTTAGGCCAGTATACTAAATCCCCTTCATTTGGTCTTGATGAAACAATAAGGTTGTTATCTACCGTAACAAACTGTTCCCATCTTCTTCTTGCAACTGTAAATGTTGCATCGTCTTGAATGTCTAAACCAAATTTAGACATCAATTCTTTTTCGCCCTCATACCCATCTACATTGTCTACATACATTTCTAACATATATGCATCTTCAAATTTAGATAGAGAGTCCTCACCAAATACTTTATCTTCAGAAACCATATTACGAGGAATGTAATAACAATCCTGGCCATAGATACGCAATTGCTCTATGATTAAATCTTCATAGAGGTTCTGCTCTGGTTTTGTTCCTGTATCAAAGTATACATTTGTTGGCATAACAACTTTAACCTATCATGTGCATTGGTGGCAATTCGTATGCCAGTTGGATTTGTTCTTCTAATTTATCAATTTGTTCCTGTGCTTGAGTATATATCTGTTCACCATTTAGTGCAACTCCACCCAACATTTGAATACCTTGGAATTTAGAAAGGTTTGCTCCCCATTGCATTTTGATAAGTTGTGTTGCATACTTTTTCAAAAAGATATCATCCCATACATCAGAGTATGTTGATGGGTCTAATTTACGATAGCATTCAATAAGAATGTAATCATTTGGTGTGTAATCTGTTTGAAAGTCTGCATCCAAATATAATCTGTTTTGATGTTGGTTGTGACGAATCACTGTTTCCCCAACAAGAATATGGTCTAGAAAATCTAAATGATCCATTGTCATTTGATAGTGCATAATTGAAGTAGAACTAAAATCATACAAATCGTTCAATCTTAACTGATAGCGAATATCAAACATATTTGATGTTGTCTTGTCAGTCATAGGAAATACTTTTACGATAGACATAACAGTAGAGGGAACAGGAATATAGTTCTTCTGTTCTTTCCATACTGCTGTAGTTGTTCCATCAACATCTGTAACAGACGGTAATGAATTATCACTTCTTGCTCTATCGATATCTGCTTGAGTAATCTGATATTTCAGATATACTCTTTCAATACCATCATAATGGTACTGTGAAAAATATTGAAGCGCTTGATCAATTCTATCTTCTACTTGGTCTGGGTCAACATTGATTTCAATTACTGGTTTACCTAGACTTCTAAGACAGTATTCTTTAAATGTTGCTCTTGTGCTTGGTGTTGCCATATCGTTATCCTAATGCAATCGCAAACGTAATTCCGTTATTGACTGCTTTTGTTGTTACTTCTGTAGACGAATCTACATCCAAATTTGTTCTTGCGTCTGATGCCGTTATCGCACCAGTACCACCATCCGAAATGGGGATAAAATCTGCAGCAACAAACTCTGCAAGTCCTGTAACATTTGAACCTGTAAATGTTGCCTTAATTGGTGTTTTCGCTGCCATCTCTTATCCTTAACTCATAACAAGTGTTGTAACACTAGTTCCATCTTCCTTCACGAAAGGAATGTATAAACTAGATACTGCCGAGGACAAAGTTCCTGCCGCAACACTCATATTTAAACTCGTTGATGTTCCATCTTCTTTCACAAAAGGAATACCTGTTGGTGTTCCAATCGTTACTGTGTCAGTTGATGCATCCGTTGTTATACTATTTAGTCCTGCTCCAACGAGAGTTAATGTGTCAGTTGATGCATCTGCTTGGACTGTACTTTGTCCAGCAACTGCAATATTGGTAAACGCATTACCCCCACCACCGCCACCACCAGCATTATTAACCCATGCATAATCACTACCATTCCAAGAAAGTACTTGGTTAGTAGATGCACTAGATGTATTTAAATGTGTATCAATTCTAGCATCAGTGAAATAAAGGTTTGTAGAACCTTCTGATATATCGTCTGTATCCCCACCAATACCACTTAATGTTGGGGGTGCATATGTAAACACACCTGTAGAATTATTGTATGCAATAGCACCATCACCAGAAGCAGACGCTTCAGTGCCGACACTTAAATCGGTAAGTGCAATTCCACCACCACCGCCACCAGCGATTGTGATTGTTTTTGTAGAACCTGTTCCAGATGCAACCACACCAGAACCGACAAAATTAATTGTAGATGCAGCTGTTGATAATGCAGAACCTTCATCCTGTACAGTAATTTGTCCACCAACTGTACTAGGTGCAAAATTAGAACCATCCCAAACTAATGCTTGTCCATTAGATGGAGTTGCAGTTGTTGTATCAACATCACTAAGTGCATCAATACTTGTTGCATTAATCTTAGTTAATACTCTTGCATCTGTGTAGTAAAGATTACTGCCTTCTGATAAGTCGCCAGTATCTTTAGAAGATAAATTTAAGTTTGAACCAGTTTGTAGGTTTACTCTTGCATCTGCTCTTGCATCTGTGTAGTAAAGATTACTACCTTCTCCCAAGTCACCAGTATCAAGTCCAGTTAGGTTTCTTGTTCCAATAACAACTTGGTTTCCCATGTAACCATGTGCAGAACACTGGTAATGTAAAACTGAGGGAGTTGTGTCTGAAACGACAATCTGTGTAAACGCACCAGAGTTTCCTGCCGTACCATTTGTTGTTACGCCAGAAGTAAATGCAGTTGTCTTATCTGCTTCATAATAGAAACGTAGGGGATGTCCAGAGTTGGAAGAATCTTCTTGAATAAATTTATAAGTGTTGCCAGGCACCAACTCCAAGGTAGGAGAAAATGTACCGTCAACCTTATAACCACTTGAAGAACCAGTTCCGTTATATCTGTGTTTACTATCTTTTGTCGCAACCGTAACTGTGTGATCAACTGTTGCAGTCTCGTGTCGCTTAGCTCCTGCCTCACCAATCGTAATAATATTATCGCTACTATCACGAACAAAGATTCTTTGGTCTAAAGCATTGATTGCAACTTCACCAACAACAATATCACTTGTTGAAGGTTTGGAAAGTGCAGTTTCACTTTTTTTAAGTTTTATTACGGTTGACATATTGAGAACCTATCCCTTATGAGTACGTTCCACCATCAATACCTGTAACGGTAACTGCTCCACTTGAGACTGTAAAGTTTGCCGTAGCAAAAGATGCAACACCTCTGTTTGATGCAGTAGCAAGTTCTGCATCGACAGTGAATGTGTTTGAAGAATCATTGTATGTTAAGTCGATACCTTCTCCAGCAACAAACAATGCGTTGATTCTATCATCAACTCTTTCATCTGTAAAGAATAAGTTTCCATTCTCTGCAAAGTCTCCAGTGTCAAATGTGTGTGAACCACCAAGTGAAATTGATTGTGAGTTGATAGTTAATGCACTATTAGTAAGTTTTGCGTTTGCGATTGAACCAGCCAACATTCCGTTTGTGATACCAAGTGCTTTAACTTGTAATGCATCACCAGCAACTTGAATGGATGAATCATCAACCTCAACATCAATTGTATTACCAGTTTTAGATAATGCAGCACCAGCTGAGATTTGTCCAGCACCAGAGAACTGTTCAAATGTAATTGCAGTTGTACCTAGTGTGATTGCTCCATTTGTACTTAGAACATAACCGTTGTCTGCGTTTGCAGTACCTTCTTCAGTAAATGTAAATGCACCAGAAGTTAATTCTGAAGCTGCGTCTGCATCTGGAGTTCTTGTTAGAACAAATGCAGCAGAACCAGAACCAATAGTGGTTACTTTATAAAAACCGTTTTGTGCTTGAGTTGTTTGATCTTTGACAAGTAGTCTGTCACCTGTAGTAAGAGAAACCCCATCAACTGTAATTGCACCGTTAGAACCAGCAGTAATTGTTCCTGCTCCGTTGTTATATGTTCCAGCAAGGTTTGCAGTTGTAGCAACTCTTACAGATGCTTTAACGTCAAGTCCATTTGCAACACTGTCAACGTATGACTTAGGTACAAGTGATTGTGAACTAAATCCAGCACGTCCTTCATAACCAGATGGTACGATAACTGAGCCTGAACCATTTGGTGTCAAGTTAATGTTTCCATTGCTATCAGTTGATGTAACAGAGTTACCATCCAATGTAAGATTGTCTACTGCAATTGAAGTCATTCCTGCCAATGCAGTGATTGTGTCTCCAAGTGATGTATCAGTACTACCGATTGTAATTCCATCGTTAGCAAGTTTTGCATTTGCAATTGAACCAGAAAG